GAAGCCTACTGTTGAGTTAAATAGCGGTTCGACGATCACAACGGCACTTAGGGCTGACAACAATATCAAGATAGTCTACGTTGCAGGATATGGCGATGATGGGGCAGATGTTCCATCCGCTTTGAGACGTGCGATCTTGGTACTTGCAGGGATGCTCTATGCTAACCGTGGCGACTGTGGCGACCAATGTCAAACAGACTGCGGGGCTAAGGCGATGATCTACCCATATATCATCAAAACAATCTGATGGCCAAACTTTGCTCAAAAGATTTCACCGAATACGTCGAGGTGCAGGCGATTGCGCTTGTCTCTGATGGCGGAGGTGGATTTACTGAGGGGTGGTCAAACTTCGGGTATATTTGGGCAAAAATTCAAGACATTTCAGGCGGTGAGGCCGACTTTGCTGACCGTCGACAAACTACGAAAACAATATTCGTTGAAGCTCCATACCGTAGCGACATTACAGTGTTGCATAGGCTAGTTGTGGATGGCCTAAATTACAATATTTACAGAGTGGATAATGTTGACCGAAAAGGTCAGTACATGGAAATCACCGCCGAAACTGGGGTGGCTAACTGATGGCCGATAATGTAAAGCTTGAAGTTGTTGGCTTAGACAAGCTTGAACTCAAGTTCGGCAATGTATCGGACAAATTGCGTGGATTGCTCAAAGTAGCTATCGGCGACGGGATTCTGTACGTCCAGGCCGACGCAAGAAAGAATCTCAATAAGCATCAATCTTTTGGTAGAGTATATCGAAAAAGCACTGTAAAAGATAGTCGAGGAAGGACAAGGACGAGTACTAAAATTCATATCGCATCACGAGAAGGCTTTTCACCGAACTCAGACCTCGGCAATTTAGCCAGGTCAATTATGGCTCATCAATCTCTAAATGGCCTAACTGGGACCGTTGAGGTTCTAGCTGACTATGGAGCGATCCTTGAAAACAAAAAGAATCGTCCGTTTATGAAACCTGCTCTTAAACGACAAGAGAAGAATATCAATAAGCTTTTCAAAATGGCAGTGAAAAAATCTTTCCAATGATAGTCACCTCTCAAATACTAGCTGCCATCCAATCTCGATTTACCGGAGATGCAGGCATAACTGCAATCGTTCCGGCTGCAAGAATTGGGACGTTTTTAGAGCAAGACGCAGCCTATCCGCACATCAAATATGAATTGCAGTTTGAGCCCGGCAATGTCAAAGAGGGCCTAGACTATAGCGTTGACTTAGAGATTTCTGTATGGTCAGACTACAAAGGACTCAAGCAATTACTTCAAATCCATGACGCTATAGCAACGGCATTTGAAGGCATTCCGGTAACGATTGCAAGCGGTGATGGTTACGCCTGTTTTGAGACTGGCTTTTCTAATAGCGTAGCAAGTGACGGATTAATCCGACAAGCTACAATTACTTTTAAACTCTTGTATGGTGATGAATAATGGGCAAATTTAATGGTTCTGCAATGTTATTGCAGGTAGAGGCAACTCCCGGCGGTGGAACTTATGGGACAATCGGAGGAAGCACGCAGCACACGCTTGCCATCAACAACGAAGAGGTTGATGTATCCGACAAAGATTCTAGCAACTGGGGAGAAACCCTAGCAGGTGCAGGGAATCGGTCCGTTGTTGTAACAATGAACGGGTGGGCCTCTGATAATGCAAACTTTGCAATTCTTGAGGCTATCGTTGAGAGCGATGCATCTAACTTGAATTATAAATTGCTTTATGGCGACTCAAAAACAATCACTGGGGCTTTCCACGTTTCAAACTTTCAATATACTGGCAATAGAAACGAAGGTCAGGGTTTTTCTTGTACATTTACAAGCTCAGGAACTCCGACTTTCGCTTAAAACCACATTGGGGCGTTTTGTATTGTGCCTCGGTACAATTCGCCCCATCATTTTAACGAGGCAATAATGAGGCACGTTATATGGCTAATTCAATTAAAGGAACTTTAGAGGTCGAAATTGCAGGAGAGAGATTTATCCTCTTGCCATCATTTGACGCTTTGTGTGAATTGGAGGAGAAGATCGGTTGTTCAGCCGTTGAAGCATTCCAAAATCTAGGTTCTGGGAAGGTATCAATAAAGATTGTTGCTGCCTGTCTATGGGCAGGGATTCAAGGCTATGCAATGGCAATTGGAGACCGCAAAATGTGCGTTTCGTTTAGTGTGATCGGAGAAAAGATCCGTCAGGATGGCCTGAGCGCACATGTTAAAAACGCTATTGAATTTTTAGGAAATGGACTAATCCCGCAATCTCAGCAAGGCGAAGAACCCAAGGGGGAGTAGACGCCTCCTCTGTCCGGTACGACTGGGGGGGCTTCGTTGGAATCCTTATCAATAAATTCCATGTGTCACCTAAAGATGCATGGAATTGCACACTGAGAGAATATTGTTTAATCTTGAATGCAGGGCAAGACAATGAACCTGCACGGGTAGAATGTAATAAATCAACACAGGCTGACGTATTGGAACATTTTGCACTAATGGAGTTGTATCGTGGACGATAAACTATCCGTCAAAATTGTTGCTGATGTTTCTGATCTAAAGAAAGGCCTTGACCAAGGTAAAACGTCTCTCAAGGAATTTGGTGCAGAAGGCAAAAAAGCTTCTGACAATCTAAACCATCTCAAGGGAACATCGACCGGAGTCCTTGGCGCAATTAAAAAATTCAGGGCAGACATTGGAGCCGCACAATATGCATTAGCTGCATTTGCAGCAGGGTTGTCACTATTAACGAAAGCCCAAATTGATTTTTCTAGGGAAACTGCATTGTGGGCAACGAGACTGGATGTCGCTGTTGACACATTTAGCCAACTCGTTGTAGTAGGGCGAAAATTTGGAGCTACTGCTGACGACGTAGGGGACTCAATTAAAGATTTAAATGAACGCATTGCAGACGCAGCTCGTGGAAATCAAACTTACGAATCGGCTCTAAAACTCGTAGGGCTCACTTCTCAAACATTGATAAATATGCCTGTCGAGGAGCAATTTATAAAAGTTGCTGATGCTATCGGCAAGATGACAAATGCCGGAGATCGTAATTTTGTAACTGCTGAGCTAATGGCCGACGCAGGGTTTCGGCTCATTCCTATGTTCCAGAAAGGGGCTGGAGCTATCCGTGAGATGATGATTGAATCCGATAGATTGGGACAATCATTAAAGCCCGAGGAGATAGAAAAGTTTAATAACTTAAATAAAGAATTTTTAGAAATGGGCCTGGCTGCCGAAACATTAGGAAAGGCCGTCGCGCAACGATTAGAACCAGCATTCTCGAAATTGGCTGTGGCTGTTACAGATTCAGCGAACGCCATGACTGATTTTTTAAACGCATCAACTCAACTCGCTGAAGCAATGAGAATTGTCCGCGAAGAATCAGACAAAACAAATCAATCATTTGCTGCAGGGAATACTATAGCGTCAGGTGCTAGCCTATCACTATCTGGTTTGAGTATGGCTGCAAATCAATTTGCGGAGGAAACAAATGGCATGGATCGGGCATTAATGGCCTTTGAAGATACAGTAGATAACGCAGCTAATTTAGATATATTCGGAGCGAAACTTGAAGAATTAGCAAGGCAAGGGAAGAGCGCAGCTGAAGTCTTTCAGAATGTAGAGCCAAACGGAAATGATGGTAATTTTGGGCCACAGTTGCCATCAACAGTAAAGGATGCAATGATGATCGTGGAGCAACTGAAAACCGACTTTCTTGCAGAGCAATTAGAAGAAAGAGTTCGCTTAAATAAGGAGTATATAAATTCAATCGGAAAGGATCAGTATGATTTTAACGCTGCATTGAGGCAACAGGAAGTCGATCAACAGCAGGCTACTAGGATGATTTGGGAGAGTGGATGGAAAGGAAAAGCAGACATCATGGGCGACATTATGGGAAACATGTCTAGCCTCATGAACTCTGAATCTAGAAAAATGTTTGAAATCGGAAAGGCGGCAGCAACTGCAAGCGCGATTATTGAAACAATCATCTCAGCGCAAAGAGCATTTAGCGCCATGGCGGTTATCCCCATTGTTGGACCAGCATTAGGTGCGGCAGCAGCAGCTGCGGCAGTTCTGGCAGGTATGGTGCGCGTGCAACAAATACAGTCAACAAGCTTTGGAAGCAAAAGCGGTGGCGGTGGTGCAGGCGGTGGAGTTGCAGGCACTCCTCAGCCTCAAGAGGTTATTAACACAACTAATGTCGATATAAGCCTGCAAGGAGATAGGTTTGGAGGTGATAGCGTCAGGAGTATGCTTGGAGCTATAAACTCAGCCATTGCCGACGGTGGAAAAATTGGAGCTATAAACGTAAGATGATTCTTCCTATTTTCCTTTATAATAATGTCCTTCGTGGCATCACACCTACATGGAGCGGCACGACCGTAACAGACAGTGAACCTGCAAACTCAACCGATTGGAGAGACTTTTCCTTGTTCGAGGCAGATACGGGAACGCTCGACTTCGAGATGTCAGCCGATACAGACATTGATTCCGTATCGGTCTTTGTCTCGACATACAGCGGAGGAGGGAGCGAAAGCATTGTTTTACAGTATGAGTCATCTCCAGCAACATTCACAACGCTCAAAACAATTGACCCTTGTGGTGGCAAGCTCACCTTTGGTCAATTTTCTAGCGTAACGGTTCTGAGTGGGCGAAAAATTCGTTTTGTAATCACGGCAGGGACAGAACTTTTGATTCGTCAGCTAGTTGTAGGCGAGGCTATGGTAGCTGAAACTGGACAGTTTGCATCTATGCAATATCCAACTTTGCTCGGTGGCCTAAAGCTTACGAATAGCATTTCGGCTAATGGGTCGATACTGGGGCGGGATGTTAAGCGTGTTGAACGGATGGGATCATTAAATTTAGACCTGCTAACTCCGTCATGGGTAAGATCAACATGGGAGCCGTTCGCCTACCATGCTGCCAGGTATCCATTTATTTATGTTCCAAACTTTGCCGCCTATCCTAACGAAGTGGCCTTCAGTGTGGCTGAATCCATAGATGCACCGTCGAACATGGGGAAAGGGGCAAGAATGGCTGTTCAGTGGAAGCTCAGACATGTTGTGGCCGATGAATATGGAGTTTGAAATTCAACTTGATTTAAATCCTGATATTTTCGAGTTGATAGATTCGATCTCTAAAATATCTGATTTGGTTCCGGATCACCTTGAAGAGTGTAAGCGAATTGAGATGGACAAAATCAGCGTATTGATGGAGAGGTTTATCAATGTCGTATGACGGGCAGAAGATCAAAATGGGACGAATGCCCATTTATATTCTTGAAGTTGAGCTGACATATTGTGATAACACTTACGGTTCATCTCCATGCACTGCGGCAGGGGCAAGCGGTTCGGAGTGTTATAATTGTTTTGGAACATGCCAGGATACTGCAAACTTCACCGAGACGACAAAGACTTACAAATTCAGCAGCACGAGGATTGAAAATGGTTTGACTTTTCCAACCATCCTGGGAGTTTCTACTGCTCCGACCACATTGACACCAGCGAAGGGCATAGGGATGAGATCGTCTTGCTCTGTACAATTGCAGGACCATACATGGACGGACGTTGGAGTGGATCCATATGTCGGCACTCGGGCATATAATCCAGATAATCAAGGCTCGTTCTGGGGACGTTTATTGGCCCGCGATCCTTACACGGAAGGGCGCAAGATGACCTTAAAAACAGGCTATCTTGACGACAACGGGAAATATGATGCCAATAACTTCCAAAGCAGAACATATTTCATTGACACAGTGACGGGCCCTGATGCAAGCGGTCGGGTGGTCATCACCGGAAAAGACATCTTAAGGTTTGCAGACTCAACTAAAGCTCAAGTTCCAACGGTGTCACAAGCTATTTTGACGGCCGATATCAATACCACTGTGACCTCAGTTGGAATCACTGACACATACGATGACGTTAAAAACGCCTACGATGCAGGTCAGGCGTATATCCGTATTGACGATGAAA